TGTTAAATACTCCATAATAGAGTATTTATGCATCAAAAATAAATAGAAGGTGCGCTAAAATGTGAGATAATACAGCGTTGCAACTGTATCATCTACTTTGGTAAAATATGCTAGTCTTATGGAGTCTGTAGCATAATCATACTCCGAATTAACCGTAATCTCCGCCCCGTGCTCTTTCAACCATGCCATGCGCCGTTGTATCTCTGCATCGAAAAACCATGGAGAAATACAATCGTCCCGTATGTTAGTACGAAAAAGAACAAGAGATATCATATCTAAAGAAGAACTGTTAAATATTTTTCAAGATCTTGTTTGTCATTGGTACAACTACTTCAGATACTCGATCAATCGAGATAAAGAAATCAACATCGACGATAGAATCATTTAGCTCAGATAGTCGACGATTTATATCATCCTCAATCTTCTGTGGATCTCGCCCTCCCTCTAACAATTCCTTGATGTCAACGTGAACTTTTGTGCCATCAATCAAATTTACAGTAAGGGACTCAAGCAACTCAACAGGAACCTCATCTTTTGTCACAGACCTAAGAATCTGTTCCCATCGTTGCCTAGAATTTACGTTTATTTTCTTGCTTTTTGTCTTCTTAGGTTTTTTGGGTAAGGTCATTATTAGCGGCTTTCTTAGGACGTCCAGGACCGCGTTTTGACGCATCCGTTACTGGTGTTGAGCTCTTAACTGCTACTTTCTTGGCTGTTGCTTTTACTGCAACTGGCGCAAGCTTCTTTGCTTCACCTTCGAGACGATCTGCCTCTGCTAACATCGACTTAGCCTCTACGCGCATCCGTGTAGCCTGAGCTAACTGCTGTGCTGAAATAACCTCATCGGTTAGCACATCGTTTGGTCCAGCCTGCAACGGTGCAACGTCGGGTACCTTAGCCTTAACTGGCTCTCCGACATTGCGAGGATCTGCCTTAGCTTTTTTCGTCTGCAATCCAGCCTGGCTATCAATCTCTGCCATACGCTTGATCGCATCTTCACCCTTTGCCATCTCTGCCAGCAGGTTGTTGAGCTCATCCAAGCGAATCTTACTGTTAGCAGTTGGCGTCATAATGACCTGAGAAGATGCAATCTTCTTCATAAACCCCTCACGATGTATGACTTCGAGTGCATTGCGCCCATCGGCCATAGTGGTCCTGAATAACACGTCTGCGAAATTGTCTGCTTGCTGACCAATTACGCTTTCGAGAGACTTCATTACTTCATCGTGAATCATCCTTGGCAACAGATCCGAGTACACCACCAGACACATGTGGTCTTCGTTGGGAACTGTGCGATATAGCACAACTACTTTTTTATCGTTAAATTTTCCGATATGTTTTATCATGTTTATTTCTCCTTAGTTTGGTTTGGTTGGTTCTTGTACAGTGCCGTCATCGTTAGCAGGTGTCTTTGAAACTGCACCAACAGACTCTAAAAATGCCAAGATACGATCATGTACACCACCGACAGTAGCAAGTTCATCTGCCCTAAACGCCCCTCGAGTAGATGCAATATTGATAATTTGCAATACTGTGGTTAAGTCTTGAACATTTAAACCGGTTTGTGTTGCCGCAGCCGCCCCTGCTGATTGAACAGGTTCTACTGATTCTGCGGGTTGTTTTGCTTTAGCCATTATTTCCCTCCGTTAATTAAAATACGCCATATTGTATTTACTACAATTGCGGGGGGTAAGAAAATTATTTTTTAGTATAAATCTACTGTGTTAATCTCAGATAGCATAAGCGCAAAATATGACGCCTCAAAATGATTCTCAAAACCAAGACACACACGAAAATTATTATCTTTGCTATAATAAAACCTTCCTTCGGTATTCTCGTGTACCCAATCAAGAATGGTTTTTTCTAATGTCACTAAATCAAAAGAAAACTTCTGAAAATGCGGAGGACAAAAATCTACTCTACGCATGTTAAACACAGCAAGTGGGTTTGGTTCATGTTGCTTGAGCACTTATGTTATCCCGAGTTTGTTAACTTGTTTCCGGCAGTAAATCTCGCTTTTTTTTGGTGTCATGCCATTTCCTTTTGCAGTGCCAAACAGGCCGGATAAACCAATGTTTTGCAATGAGAAATATATAACCATATTCATCACTCTTCGTCCATCGGAATACCATTTGCAAGACATTCTGCTTTTAATGCTTTCCACTGTTCAGCTGATAGGTGCTTGCCCAGTCTTGCTTCTAATTCTGGTGTCATATTATATCACCTTAGGTGGAATATCATTTGTTAAGTGCTTGTAGACATACTTCCATTCACATCGCCACGCCTTTCGCTGTGAATCAAACTGCATCAGCGGTGTTCCAACACCAGAGTGACCGTGTTCAAGATGATTATATTCCCACTCACCTTCTTCATTCTTGCGATACCACAGCGTAACGGGCCTGTTTATAGTTGTTATGTTCATTTATGATATAATAATAGCATAAATGTCGTTAGGTGTCAAGGAGAATGATAAATAATATTATGCTACTTAACACCGAAGATTTTCAACCAACATATCTTTATATCAAACAGCATCCGGTAACCGGATTACTGTATCTTGGCAAAACAACCGGAAGCGAGCAATACCTACTTGAAAGTTATTTAGGTTCTGGCGATTATTGGGAAGATCATTTAAGAATACACGGAAATGAAAATATAGAAACTCTTTGGTATTGTTTGTTTACTGAAAGAGATGAAATAGTTAAATTTGCACTAATGATATCAGAACAAATGGATATAGTTAAATCTAAAAATGCCAACGGTAAAAAGATATGGGCAAACTTAATGCATGAGAATGGATTAGATGGGGCACCAAAAGGTCGCAAAACCAAAGAAAAGACAAAAGAAAAGCTGCGAGGACAATCGCGAGCAAAAATTGCAGCAACAGGAAAAATTATTCCCGGTAAAGTCTCAACAAGCGACCCACGCTGGCTGACCGGGGAAATAGTGCATCCTTCTAACGGAGAGAAGAAGTCCGACGATTATAAATTAAAGCGCAAAGGATTTAAACAAACGGATAGTGGTAGAGGTAATATATCTAAGGCGCAAACGGGCAGTGGTAATTCTCAATATGGCACAACTTACATGATTAATCATACTACAAAAGAAAAGACGCGCTTATCTAACTTGCGCGTCAATGAATTAATACCATTAGGTTGGGTATTGGGCAATAAACACTCCTACACCTTCATTAATTCCAAAATACTGTTGCCTTACTCCTCGTAGTATGTAGTCACTCCCCACGGTGCCTCGATGGTTTTGGTTCCGTGTGCGACCCACAGTGTGTCGCAATACCCTTCAATTCCCCATTCTCCGCATGGATACATATCAGTAAAGAAAATCAGTTTCTTCGGCTCGATTTCATTCTCTTGCAAGTACTCCCACACACACATAAAATCAGTACCACCGCCGCCCTGTGGTTCATATGTCAAGATGTCGCTTAAATTATCCTGAGTAAATGTTTGGGGGTTATATACTGCCGTATCAAAGGTAAATACATGCACCTTAAATGCTTCTGAGTACATCTGCATAATTCCGTGGATTTCGCTAAAGAAATCCTTGCACTGTTTCTGACTGATCGAGCCCGACAAGTCAACGCTGATACAGATGTCAATCATTTCTGCATTCTTCTGCCCTGGCAAAATTGCATCCAGGTGCCACGATCTACGCGATGGGCGCATCCAGGTGTAGTCAGCCTTAATCGTGCTTTCAATTTGCTGCTGAAGCAACTCGCGCCAGTTCATTTTTGGTTCTGTCATATCAGACAGTAAACGCTTCACACCAGAAGGCAGGTTACCTGCTCCGCATGTTTGGGCAGCAGACAGCACAGCTTCCTTGATCTCATCGCGGATCTGCTTCTTTTCTTCTTCCGTCAATTTAGGGCGACCATTTCCTTCACCCTCACCCTCTTCGCCGTCCTCATCGCCGCCACCATCCAGATGTTCGTCAAGCATTTGTCCAACGAGCTTATCGATGTTGATTTTTTCCGCATTCTCGTACAGTATGTCATACACTTCCTCTGAGGACATGCCTTTGTATTTTGCATCGTACAAAATTGGCACAGCAGTGATTTTCTCGCCTATTTTCTGTTCGATCAAATCAGCATTGACACAGTAATCTGCGGCAATGTTGAATAACTGAGGATCGCGTTCACCGCGACGACCCATGTGGTCATATACGACATGCAGTGTTTCGTGACCGAACAGAAATTCAGTTTCTCGAATGCTGAGTTTGTTGACAAATTCTGAATTATAATAAAATTTGCGACCATCTGTTGCCGCGGTGCTGAGCCATCCGTCAGCGTTGGTCAGTACTAGTCGAGTTGCCAGATTGCCAAAAAACGGAGCCCGCAATAACAGTCCAATACGAGCAGTAATCATTTTTTCAATTACGGCGCGATCAGTCGCTGGGTTAGTGACGGTTACGACTTTTTGTTTTTCTGTAGAAGAAGTATCTGCGGCCGCTGCCATCTTCATTTGCTTAATCATTTGGGATTCTTGCGTCATTGTATTGGCTCCGAAATATGTTATTTAATAGTGCTATTATACACTCTTTTATCAGAAAGTCAAGCGATTTATTGCACTGTAAGTCATTGATTCTTATTCAAGGTTTGGGTCAAGTAACCGTGCCACGAAGTAAGAAATCCATTGGGAATAACGAATACCGTCTTTCTCATCATCTGGTCCCATATTCTTTCGAATACACCAACTTAGCGAATTTTGCACATGTGACCGTTTCATATCGCCAATCTTGATAGGTCCTTGCTCTTTTGTTATCCATACAAGATCAAGGTAAGTGTCTGTCTTTTTTTCCTTGTTGCAAAGAATAATTATTATTCTTTCTTCTTGCGTAATCTGAGATGTTGTCATTATGAAAAAAGAAAGGAGCATTACACTCCTTTCTTTTGGTTCCTTACGCCTGAGAACTATTTAAGATATACTTACCAAACCGCTTGTGAAACTGTTCAAAACTCTTCATTTTGCCAGGCAAGAACGGCAGCTTGTTAACAGTGAGTGCAGTACGAGCACCCATCACCACGATTTCAGTGGGGAAGTTATTCATCGAGAAGAGGAAAAAATTGTCAGCCATTGTGTGCCATTTGTCCGTTTTATCCGATGCAAGCTTCTTTTGTGCATCTTCTAATTCGTAGCACATTGATGTGATTAATGAGTACATCGCCGAAATTTCCTTTGTCGCCAGCGTAGTAACCTTGCCCTCCAAGATATCGATTGGGTTTGGCAACTGGCCTGCAATCAAACGATGCGCCATAAACTTCACTGCCAAGCCATCGCCGATCGAACCAGCAACCAAGTCAGTCAAGGTTGGGTCGCTATCGCTATCATCGCCAAGCAATTCAGACACAAAGGTCCATGAACGAGGAGTAGCAAACGAGCGGCTTGGGCTACGTGGATCAAATTCAAACAAATGCTGCTTTGCGAAGCTGAGGAAACCAACCACGTCTTTGTGGATACGGTGCTCGATCGCCCATGTCTGCCAGCTATCAAAGTCAACCTTCATTTCCAAGTGAACAAAACGATTTGCCAATGGCGCTGGCATACGGAAAGTCACGCCCTTGTCTGTTTCGCGATTACCAGCAGCAACAATCACGACATTATCTGGCAGTACATACGTACCAACACGGCGATTCAGCACCAACTGATATGCGGCAGCTTGAACAGCAGGTGCGGCTGAGTTCATCTCATCCAAGAACAACACAACGATTGGATACTTTGCAGCAAGTTCTGCACTTGGGAGTTCAACTGGGGGAGCCCAGGACATCGTTCCCTGATCTTTGTTAAAATATGGAATACCGCGCAAGTCTGTTGGCTCCATAGTAGCCATCCGCAAGTCGATGGTCAGTCCGCCCATCTCATCTGCAATTCCTGCAACGAGCTCCGACTTACCAATACCCATCGGACCCCATAAGAACAGCGGGCGTTTGACTTTGAAGCAGCGCAATATTGCGCGACGTGCTTCAACGGAACTTACTGTACGATTTTGGCTTACTGGTGCGCTCATTTGTTGCTCCTTTGTTGTGATTAGATTTTAACGATTTGCTGCAATTGTGAAACTATTATACTATCAAATTTGATTCTTGTCAAGCACTTTCTTCAACTTTTCATAAAACAGTGTACTCAGAAATACTATAATAATCATAGCCCCAGTAAGGCCCATCTTCGTGTGATTTTTTAGCTATTTGCCACGCTTGTTGTGCTTTTTCAAGGGTAGAAAAAACATCTAATACTTCAGATGATTCGTTTCTGTGCTCGCCTAATAAAATATAAACGACGGTAAGTTGTTTGTTCTTGGTAAGTTTAACGCTCATATTATCTATTATTTAATTGTATAATTATACACTCTTTTGTCGAAAAGTCAACACAAATATTAATCCTTAATAATCAGTGAGTTACTGTTAGTTATCGCCGCATCCTTGAAATAGCAATCGCTTCTTCCTCACTAAAGATCGGCACTGCGTTGCTTTTGTGAAGTGTGCCAATACCAAGAATTTTGTTACCAGTATATTTCAGCGGCTCTTTTTTTAGGCAGTTATCAAGAACATCAACCTTCAAGCTCGGAACATACGGAGTCTCACGACGATAAATTGGCGGTTCTTTTAATGCCCGAGGATCAACTGGTTCTTTGCTCTGATATTTTTTCAAAATGCTTTCCCATGATTCTTTTAACTCTCGTTGCGCTGAAGTCATCCTCTTAATTTTGTGTTTCATTTTTTGCACGTCGTTTACGCTTGCCTCTTCAAAATTTTAATTAGCGTTTCTGGAGAAATCAATCTCGAAGCAGGCACCGAGTTACGCACAGAGATCTCAACCTCAACAACCTCCCATGTATCGGGCAAATTATATTTTCGCAACACACTGTTGAGATGTGCTGTTACTGCCCGACGAGTATACCAAATTTTACCATTTTCGGACCAATGCGTTCCGTAACCATCAAGATAGTAATCCATCGCAGTAAACGTAGAGCCATCGCTGTATAATCTTGAATTTTTGTGCTGTATCTTATAACCTATCATTTCTGACCTAATAAATA